GTACAAGCTACCGATGGTACAGGCACAGTTAATTACGCCTTTAATGCTCGCGTAGGACAGTTCCAAATTGATGCTCAACCCGGTGCAGAGGCTAAATGTATTTTTACCTTGCATCCGCGAAGCAATCAGTATGGTTGGACAAACACAGCTTAATCGGGAGATTTAAAAATGGCATTACCAAATAAAGTTTTACCCGGCTTCGTTGCCGATATGTGGATGCAATCAGGCGCATCACCCACACCTTTGACAACAGCAAACTTAGCAGTTTGGACAGCGCAAGTGGCTACTATTGTTGGCACAACTGCTGGCGGTACAGGCGCGGCAGGCGTTGAAATCGGTGTGGAGTCTGTGCCTGCGTTTGGGCAAGATGATGCAGTAGCTAATTTTATGGTTGCAGGCGCACGTCAAAGCGACAAGATTCCTACACAATCAGCACCCACATCCATGACTATTACAGCGGCTTGGAATCCAAGTAGTGCGTCATTGTTGTTGATACGAGGTGACGCATACAGCGGATTGGTAGACCGCACCTATGTGATTTCTGCTTATGATGGAACAAATACTGTGGCATATGCTTTTAATGGTCGTGTGAGTCAGTTTCAGATTGACGCACAGCCCGGTGCGGAAGCCAAATGTGTGTTCACAATCCATCCTCGCGGAAACCAATACGGCTGGAGTAATTCATAATGAAAGTAGCTGATGCTGTAGAAGTGTTGGCTACTACTTATCAATCCTTGGACTTAGTTGCCCAAGGGTTGCAAGTAACAGCCAGCGAAGTTGCCACGGCTCTTGCAAAAGCAAAGCCTGATACAACAGAATTTGTTTGCTTAACAGTTCTTGCAAGATACAACCCTGTGGCGCAAGTCATAGAGGAACAAACGACAGAATAAAAATGACCGATACGACAATACATAACACGCAAGATTTGTTAGGGTTCTTGGTAAGCCAAGCAGAACACCGCAAGGATTGGTTTGGCTTTACTCAACAAAAGATGACTGCCGTTAGTCTCGCGCATGAGATTGCGGCGCGTCATGCTGACACGATGACACCTGACCAAGTGGTTGAGTACGCAAAGGAATTAAACGAGTTGCTGTTTCACCGATTGGTCAAGCCCGGCGCTTGGAGAATTTGAAGTGGGTGTCACCATAAAGCTGGAAGGAATTGGCGATGTTGCGTTAGCTTTTGAACAGTTAGCGACAGAAATTGGAGACAAAAAAGCAACTAGCAAAGTGCTTGTGCCTGCTGTGCGTGAAGCAATGAAACCAGTATTGGCAATTGCAAAAGCTAGCGCACCTGTGGACACTTCAGCATTAAAAGACACTTTGCAAATACAAGCAAGAAGACCAACCAAGCGAGATAGGCGAAGCAAATACATAACGCAAACTGATACTGTGATTGCATTAGTAACAACAAAAGCATTTCCTAAAAAATTAAAACAAAAATGGATGACTGAAAACGAAAATTTAACAGCGGAAAAAAAAGCAAAAGCCTTTAAAAAATTTGCTTTATCAACTGGTTATCCTTACGATGCACGAGCAGTTGCACAAGAATTTGGGTCAGCAAGAAACCCACCGCATCCTTATTTGCGACCAGCTTTAGAAAGTAATGCTCAAGAAACTGTTAACAGACTTGGGCAAATTTTGGCAAGAAGAATACAAGCATTTAAGAGGACATGACATGACACGATTTGCAGATGCCTTTGGCAAGAAGTACGAAGAAAACAAAGAGAAAATCTTTACCCGCAAATTTGAATTGGGTGGTCACACCTTTCGGGTGCGTGTGCCGTATGTGCATGAGTCAGATGAGATTTACAAGCGCATCCAAGAGCCAAGCCCCGAAGCCATAGAAAAAGAATACAAGACCATCACAGACCCATTGATGGAGTTTAAAGACAATCCTGCAAATGAAAGCATCTTTGTCTTTACTGACGATGATGTGATTGTTGAGGGTCGTTCTTTGCGCGAGTCTGCCAAAACAAAAGTGCAAACGCAAATAAAAATAACTGAATTTTTTAAACTGTTAATTCCTGAAGTGCCTGACCACTCTTTAGCCGACTTAACATATGAGGAAATTGAGGCAGAGTTTCCCATGTCTGTGCAAAGCCAAATGATTGAAAAGATTGTTGAAGCAATCAGCCCGACATACAAGGAAGCAAGGGGAAACTAATTGGCTCATTGAAAACGCAAGTCATCACCGCGATGATTTTCAATGGGCATACACATGACACGATAGCGGAGTTTGATGACATAACAATGGGGAATTTGCAGACCATGTACGCTGACGGACTGATTGGAAATTATGGCTTGCTTAACACGCTTGGAAGCCTGACCAATGGCGTGTTTAATTACATGAGAGCATCAGGTTCACCAGCTTATAAACTAGCCAACATTCTCGGTAATGCGTATGATTACATCTACCCGCCATTGACTGAGGAACAAGTTAAACAGCAAGCTAACGACCAACTGCTTGCGTTCATGAGTCAAGCGCCGGGCTTTTCCGCAGAACGATTTGGGGTAAAAAATGGCTAATATGGGTGGGCGGTTAGGTGTAGTTTTAGGCTTAGACAGCGCGGAATTTGTTCGCGGCATTGATGGCGCAAGCAAAAGATTAAATGACTTTGCCGAAAAAGCAGTTGTTGCAGGACGAACAGCGGCATTAGCATTAACGGCGGCGGCTGGCGCGGCACTCAAATACGCTGATGACATTTACGACACCGCAAAAGCAAATGATGTTGCAATAGATACTATTGTAAAAATGAAGCTGGCTTTAAATCAAGCTGGCGGTTCTGCTGAAAATGCAGGCAAATTAATGTCATCGTTTACGGCATTTATTGACAAAGCCGCAGGCGGTTCATTAGAAGCGCAAAGAACATTTGCACAACTGGGTATTTCATTCAAAGATATTACCAATCTTTCAATGGATGAATTGTTTGCAAAAACAACGCAAGCATTAAGTGGACAAGCTGACGCTATTACGCGAAATGCAATGGCAATGGAAGTGTTTGGCAAAGGCATGAAAGGTGTTGATGTAATTGATTTTGCCGACAACATGAAATCCGTTACAGAATTAACAAAAGCACAAACTGAAGGAGTTAAAGAAGCGGGTCGGTTTTTTGATTTATTAAGCAAGGCAACAGACAGAACAGCAATGGCAATGACTGGTGCGCTTGCGCCAGCAATGGAAAAAATTAACGAATTGCTTGATGGCTATATAAACAAAAACAGAAGTTTTATAGACACCATCCATGATGCGTACAACCGATTTTTGCCCGGCATGATTGTCGAACGCTTGCCGCAATATATGAGGAAAACGCCCGGCGGTGTTGGTAAGCGTGGCGGTGGTTATGACGTAGAAGATGATTCTCCAAAACGTAAGGGTAAAGTAGCGATTGACGATGAGATTGCTAAACGTCAAATGGAGCAAGACAAGATAAGAGATACTTGGCTTGCGGGAGTTAATAAAAGAATAGCCGAAGCGCAAAAGATTGCAGAAGCAAATTACAGATTAAGTTTAAAAGAATTAGATGTAGAAATTAACAAAAGAGATACAGAAGAATCTTTACAAAAATTAAAAGACCAAACCTATCAGTCTATATTGCAAAGCAATAGGTTGCAAAGCCAGCAGTTAGATTTTGATAAAGCCAATCTTTTGTTGACTACCCAATTTAAAGATTTGCGCTCCGAAGAAGTTAAGTACGCACAAGACGTTATGACTATTCGCGCTAAATACGCAGAGCAAGAATATCAGATTGATAAATTCTCAACAATGAATGAGCATGAAAAAACAAAAGCATTAGAAGAAAACAATAATTTGCGCGACAGAGCAATTCAACAAGCAAAAGAAGCGTTAGACATTACACGCCAATCACGCGAAGGCACAATGGCAGATGGCTTTACAAAAGGCTTTGACGAGTTTGTGCGCGATATGCCAACCCGCATGGAGATGGGTAAGACTGCTTTTAATTCATTGATGAGAATTTATCAATCTGATATTCTTGCTCTTCGTATTTAGCGCGAATAGTCATAACGTCTTGTGCGTACTTAACTTCTTCGGAGCGCAAATCTTTAAATTGGGTAGTCAACTAAA